ATATTTACCTTATTTGCCAAGAGGCAAAAGAAAACGCTGGTAGAGAATTGTCATTGGCAGAAAAGACAGTTTCTAAAGCACCGCCTGGCCTCGACCCAAAACTTACCGAAGTATTCAATAAATTAAATCCAGGTCAAAAGCAAAGATTTATTGAGGCTCTACAAAAAGATGGTGCAGGCGCGGCTGATCCTACTGCAACAGGTGTTGCCAGATTGAACGAAGCCTTGAGAGCTGATCCTGAAAATACACAGGCTAGAATACAGGCGGGTGTATCACAACAAGGCAGTCAAACACTAGGGTTTTCTGATGCAAGTGTCGCTGAAAGAGCCGAAGGTCTGTCTGATGCGACTAAAGCCTCACTAGAAAGATTTAAAGTATTTGCACCTGAAAGAACGGTTGTTACCAGTACATATAGATCACCTACACACCCAATCGAAGCATCTAAAAGAACACCTGGCGCACACGCCCGTGGACAGGCTATCGATGTTCGTACAAGCGACAAAACAAAAGAAGAATTGGCTGCAACCGTTCAAGCACTGAAAAAAGCCGGTTTCAACCACATTCTACTAGAGGGTGACCATATTCACGCTGAGGTCAGACCTGGCCAAACAGAAGTTAATGTTTCTAACTTAGGTAAAGGTAATCCTTTAATTGACCTCAGAGCGGCTAGAGACGCCGCCGCAGCGGTTGATTACAATGTTGCAATGACGCAAGAACAAGAAAAGAAAATGGCAGAACAGGCTGCCTTGAAAAAATTAGAGGACGAACAAAGACCTATTCAACAAAGAGGCCTGTTAGCCTATACTGGTCAAAGAACAAGCCCTGATAAAGCTCAACTCTTTGAACAGCAAGATACAGTAACTCAGGTTGCTTCTTTGGATAGCCCAAAAGCCGCCGAAGCAGAACAAGCTCAGACTGAACAAACTTCAGGTACACCAATTGTAGCCTTTGCTGACGGTGGTGAAATGGCTGTTAATGATGGTGAGATCAGCGCACAACCTATCAATGCCATCAAAGGTGATAATTCAGTTGTTGTTGATGGTAATAAAAATCCACTCTTCACAATGAATACTAAAGAAGAGAGTGCAAACTATGATCCTGATACAGGTAAAGTTTCTGTTGAACCGGTTTCTAAAAATAATCCAGATGAATTAAAGTCAGGTGAGGATAAATCTACAGGATCAAATCAAGCAGCAGATGCTAATGAAACTTCTCAACAAAATATAAGCCAGATTTCTTCTAAGAATGATAGTACTGCTTCAATGCCGAATCAATCATTCGAGTCAACAATACAAATGTCAGCCAATCCAATTCAGTCAGCCTCTTTTGGTAGAGCTATGGCTGCGACTAGAATGATGAAATCTACAGACGGTCTCGGTGGTCACTTCGACGCTGGAGCCACAAACTTGGCATAAAAAAAGAGGGAGCCGAAACTCCCTCTTCTTATTCGTCTCTTAGCCAGTGGCTAGAGACTTAAACGCCGCCAACTCTTCATCATCTTCATCAATATCAAATGACGGCGTACTCGTTTCTGCAATCTTAGTTGCAGCAGGCTTGGACGAAGGGCTAGTCACAGAACGCGATTGGATCTGTGGAGCTTCATCAGTCGCCAATACTTCATCAAGGCGCTTCTTCAACTCATCATAAGACTTGAAGTTCTTTGCATCAGTAAACTCTTTGAGAGAATACTGCTTGTTCCAGATTGCTTCAAGTTTAGCATCATCATCAGAAAGAGGGGATGATGCCTCAAACATTGACATATCATAGTTACGATAACCTTCGACGTTACGAATACGCAACTTGAAGTTAGCACCCTTCCAGAAATCGAATGGATTAACCGGCGTATCACCTTCAAATTCAGGATTCATGACCTGAGTGATCTTGTCGAAAATCTTCTTGCCATACTTGTACAAGAAAACCTTACCTTCATTCTGAGGATTCTTAGGGTCAGAAATGACCATGATGTTTGAAATGTAATTCAGACGGCGCTTCTGATTGCGAGCCTGCTTACGCTGCCAAGAATTGTCATCGCTAGATGCGTTCCAAAGTTGGCTGTTATAATCAGAAACGGGGTCTTTCTGATTGAGAGTGGTCAGCGAGTTTTCGATATACCACTTGCCAGTCGGCCCTTTAAAGCCATGATTAAAGATGCGGACCCAAGGAAGAGCATCGTCGCCATCCACAGCAGAGGAAGGCAGAAAGCGAATAACAGCCATACCATTGCCAGACTTATCGACTTCAGGCTGCCAAAAGCGGTCGTCACCAGATTTTTCAGAGGTTGCAGGAGCATTGACCTTCTCAATTTCTTTAGCGAGACGTTCGAGGGTAGATGAGGACTTCTTGAGGGATGCGAAATTTGACATTTTGTTTTCTCCGTATGTACGTTGTATGTCGTAGTATGTTTGTATAGTAACACACCAATCTCGGTATGTCAATAGTATATAGCATAATTTTAACCAATCATGCTATTTCCTGCGTAAGAAAAAACCGGATCTTTTGTCTGTTTCGGACAATTATCATTGTAACACATCCAACCAAAGTTTTTTTCCTTCGCAAAGTCTTTTCCACAAACAGAGCAGATTGCGCTGAATGTATTTTCGGCTAAGTTACCTTTAGGTAATAGTTTAGAGGCTTCTTCAAAGCCAGCCTTAAAACCTAGATCATAGCCTTCTCTAAATCCGTTTGTGAAGTTTGCTACTGCTTCATATTGTTTAGACATTCTGATATTCCTTTGAATACTCGGTTATCTTTTCTTTCAGTATGGACTTCATTTTCTTAGGATCATATTCTAAAAATGGATGAAACTTATGTGCCAATAGCCTGTACTTAGACCATATGAAATCGCCTGGCATCTGCTCATCATAAGTTTTACTCAACCCAAGAAACCTATCAAGAATAGCAAAGGTTTCTGGTGAGACAGTGCCACACATAACAGAGTTCAGTATCGGTGGCATTCCGCCTTTAATACGAAAGGCTGTTTCGGGAGGATAGTTAGAGAACAATCTGTCTAGATCGTTTGTGAATGTATAGCTTAGAGATTGTTTTCTCTTAACATAATTGACATAATCATCATGAGCTTCTTCTTCTAAGAAGTCACGCACCCAGACTTTGCCTTTGATGAAGTTGGCCACAAAGAAATCATTGATTGCACCCTCATCATACATTCTACAGATTCTCTGATAGAGAAATCGATCTTTGCTTACAGAAAAACTATCTTTCGATACATTCTTGATTTTACCTTTATACTTGAAGAAGTCATACTTTTCCTGTGTGAAGTGGTTCTTCATTGACAGAAACAAAACATAGGCATCAAATGCTGTTAGCCGCAAGTTTAAAACCTCTCGATAAGAATTTGTCTTTACGCCATTGTTCGATCTTATTGCCTTTGTTCGGCTTGAGTACCTTATTCTTCAAACATTCAAACGCTGAGTTTGTTGTGTATAGTTTGTCTTTGTAATATGACACACAACAATGTTCGGCATCAAAATGCTCAATCAGTTCCTCTCTAGAATTGTATGCGGTGAAAATATACTGTATTTTTGTTATTTTGTCAAGTCTAACGCCACGAATATTTTTGTTATTTACATTCATATAAGAGCCTGTGGTAATCTTGAACCGATTAGGCGAATTGAAAAAAATGTGATTAATAGAAGCCATTATTTGATACTGTGTATTTTCATCATTAAGAATGAACACATCAATATCGTTGTATGCTTCTGCATGGTAGATGGATGTGAAGAAACCGCCAGCAACAACAATATGCTCAAGATCAGGTGCACCTAGTAAGATAGAAAGAGTTTTCTTAGAGTACTCTTTCATCTTTTCAATTTTTGCAAGATCATACGAGGGCATCATGTTATCTTTTCTATTCATCAAGAAATGTAAAAGATCGGACAACAATACGCTTTCATCTTGAAGATACATGAAATAATTTTGTGGTACACGGATAGAAACACCGTCATTACGTTTAACAACGATGCTATCGCTCAACACATCTCTTTGAACAGAGCCACCGTAATAGAGAACAAGGTTTTCAAAATTTTTAAGACTGACAGTTGCCATGACCTAATCCTATTACAAAGGCAATTTTGATGTGTTTGATTTGGGTAAAAAATGTAGTTCTTCGGCTTCGATCTTCACCTTAGATTTTAAAGCACCAGAAATCAACTTGGCGGCCACTTCAATCTCAAAACCAGTTTGTTCACAATGAAGAATGATCGCATCCATGTACGATGTATTCTTTTCTTTGGCCAGTTTTTCGATTGTGATTGAAAAGTTTGCTATCTCTTCTTTATTGGCCATTGGAAACAAACTCATTGAGTTTCTTGGCTTCGGCGATTACATCTTCTGATGATACGGAAGGCATCGTAGGGAAAGGTGGTGGTGAATAAAATTCGCCAGCACCGGCCTTTAGAGCCCACTCTTCACGTTTCATATTCCAATCATTCTCTAATTGTTGACGAGCAGACCAATTTTTATCATTGCAAATGCCTTGGGCAATGCTCAGAAGGTCTAAACGGATTTCATAGGGAGTTTTAGAGGCCATGATATTCTCCTGTGTTTGTGTGTGAGGGTGGCGGGATTCTGTTTCCACGTTCCCGCCGGACGCATGTTAGGCTGCTAGAGCCAAACGAGGTGCATAGTTGTCGTTTGCAC